GGAAAGCTAGGAAGTAGGGGAGGTACACGTAGAAAGTGTCTTTCCGCATATGTGAGGGTGCTCGCGCTATTCGGTGACCGCATCGAAGCTATTCGGGGTACGGCGAAACGCTTCTCCACGCGCAAGGCGAAGCGCTTCTTGTGGGTGTTCACACATACAGCAGCGCCGCGCAGGGGCGAACCCCGGCGCGGCGCGAATCGCTTCGTTAGTTGTGTGTGTTCAGCTTGCCTTCCAGAACGGGATGTCTTCCACCACTAGAACCCATTCTTCCGGTGTTCCGTATTCGTTGCATTCCAGTGCGAAGGTGGCCGAGCGGCGTGTTCCGTCGTTCAGCTCTTCGTATTCCCATTCGTCCAACGCAATCGCCCTTCCTTCGGTGATTTCGTTGCCTGCCCATTCCACGGCTTGTTCCCACGTGATCACGAGGCGTTTCGGCGCTGTGAACGCTTCTTCGATTGTGAATTCGAGTGGTTCGTAGGCAGGGAACAATGTTGCGAGTAGAGTCATAAACGTTTCTCCTTGTTGGGTGGGGAAAAAGGGCGGCTCGCGCCGCCCCGTCCCTTCTTAGTTCAGGTGCTTGGCGACCCATTCGGCGGGCGGCACCAGCTCCTCGAACCCGTCCTCGGTCGGGATGAGAAGCACCCCGGCTTCGGCCACGATCCGCTGGAGGCAGAGCCTTCCGGTCATCCGGAGCCTGCCTTCCCAACCCGGCGTCTGCGAGGGCCAGCGTACGAGCGGTTGCGCTATGCCGTTGGCCTCGAGGATCGCCACGAAGGCGTCCACCTTCAGCTTCGCCTTCTCGGTGAGGATCTCGCCCGCGAGCGTCTCGGCCAACCAGTCCCATGCGGACCGCTTGGCCGCCTTGCTCCGGATTCCCGCCGCGCGGGCGCGATCGCGGTACTTCCGCTTGTAGTTCGCCTTCACGACGCTCGCCGGGAGGGCGATCTGTTCGTCGATCTCGGCGTCGTCGAGGGCTTCCTGCCTCTCCTGCGCGGCGGCTTCGATCGCTTCCTGTGCGATGCGTGCCAGTTCGTCTGCTTCGTCCACGCGCTGGTCTTCGAGGATGCGCGGGGTCTGGTTGCTCTTCTTACCCATGGTCTTCTTCCTATTGGTGGGGAGGGAGGGAGGGGGTCCGCCCCGTCCGCGACGCGGCCCACCGCCACCATCGCCCCCCTTTGTACCACGCCGAGCGCCTCGGGGGAATGTGACAGACTGTCGCGTGGCACGGGCGCAACAATGTGGCAAGCGAGCAACAATCGAAACCCCCTCCGTTAGTTCGACATGTCGAACTAACGGAGGGGACCCGTCAAGGACTTGTATTAATTTGAATCTGCGTACGCTGTTACGCGTGCTTAGCCCCCCGCGTCAGCGTGCCATATATGGCATGCGAAAATCCCCTTGACAGGCCGCCTCAGGTGCGGTACTCTGAGTGCCATATATGGCACGTGGAGGCTAGCAGATGGTAGATCAATCCACTAAATACCGTCGCAGACGGCGTGATGAGTTGCTCCGATTGCGTGAGGAAAATAAAATTATCCCAGCACTCCAAAAACGTGTTGATGAACTAGAGTCCACGGTAAATTATTTGAGAGAAGAGAATGAACGCCTGAAAAGAAGGCTAGGTATTCAGCATTAGTACTTGACAGCCCCGCGCGCACGTGCTATGCTACCTGAACTCAGCACATGGGGAACACTACTATGGCCGTCGCTTTGACCGTAGCGGAGCAGGAAGCTCTCGTAGGTGACCTTGATTTCGGTGATAAGGGGTTCCTGCCCATTGACGACCTGGGTGTTCCAGCTGGGCTGGCATCGAAGGAACAGCAGTCTGAGCCGTCCATGGCGGTGATGCGTTGCGGCGAAGGTGAACCCGCTGTATTGACGACCCCCACAGGGGCACCCATTATGAGTGAAGGGAATGCACCCTTTCATGCAAATGTGTACGAATTCGATGGTGGCGACGCACCTGAACCCGAAGAAGTCACAGTTACTTCGGTGACCCCCAATTCGGTGATGGTTGGATCTCCCGACACCCCCATTACAGTGGCCGGAACAGGGTTCACGGCGGCTAGCGTCATTTCGGCGAGCGGAACATCTATTCCCACAGTATTCGGTGATGCGACGTCCCTCACGGGGACTGTTCCTGCGGCCAGCTTGGCTGCAGCGGGTTCTATTGATATTTCGGTGGACGGGTCTGCCACTGTTCCACTTACCATTTCGGCAGCAGGAACCCAAACAAGGAGACGGTAATGGCCGACAAATCCAAGGAAGAACTGCAGAAAGAAGCTGCGGGCAAATCCCCCGTGGTGAACACGCCCGGAGGGGAAGCTGATTCCGGCGCCAAGTTGATTCCTGAGAGCGAACTGAAGGGAATGAGGGGCGACCTAGATCCTGGTGACGTGGGGTACGTAACCCTCGACGCGAAGGGGAAGCCCACCGGAGCGGCGAAGAAGGTTCACCCGAAGGGCGACGAAATCGTTGCACCTGTACTGGCGGTGGCCCCCCGTGTCTCCGACGAATTGACGACTCCCAGCGGAGCGCCAATTACGACGCAGATGAACCCGGAACATAGATTCTCCGATCCGGGACTAGATTCGAGGCTCGAGGGATACGGGACCGGGAAGCAGCCGGAATACCAGTCCCCGGTCTACCGGAACCAGCCAATATCCCGCGCGACGGGCGAACCAGTTAAGACGCCAGCGTAGGCGTCGGGGGCCGTTCCCAACCCTCTCCCCCCAAAAACGGGGGCGGCCCCTTATTTCGGTGATTTATGAATAGCCTGCCGGTTGACCTTGTTCCCCTTCCGACCGCGCCCTATTCGGAGCGGCCCCTCAGTATGCCTCTGGAAATAGAGGAATGCAGAACAGCCATTTGGATAGCCCGAGGGAATATAACGGAAGCGGCGAAGATTCTCAAGACCACCAGCCTGCGGCTACGCACGTTTGTAAACAAGAGTCCTTATCTTTCGGCGGAGCTGCAGGAATCCCTCGACCAAATTGTCGACGTAGCGGAAGCATGCGTCTACGACGCGCTGACCGACGAAGACGATCCTGGGCGCAGAGATACAATGGCGCGGTTTGTACTCGGCAGCCAGGGAAAGCGTAGGGGGTGGGGTTCGGCGACTGCCCCCGGCGTGAATATCAAAAATACCGGAACGGGGTCCATTATTGTCCAATGGGCTGACGGTTCTACTTTCGGCGGTGAACAGCAATCTGATGACACGCAGATTGTCGACGTAACCCCGAATGCGCCGGAGGAAGCAGCGTAGATGTCCTTTGCGGCTGCTCCTCCGGCGACAGAAGATGCAACCCCCAGGATAATTATACCATATGTTCCGCGTTCCCATTTCCGTACGATGCACGCGTCTACCAAGCGATGGTTGTTCAACTGTTCCCATCGCCGTGCGGGTAAGACGGTGGCTATATGTAACCATACTATTCGGAAGGCGCTGGAAAATCAGCGCAAGTTCCCTCCGCCTAGATACGCATATATCGGTCCATCATTTGCGCAGGCCAAAGACCTGGTTTGGGGGTATTTCAAACATTATACTGCGGGTCTTCCCGGCGTCAAAGTAATGGAGGGGGATCTCCAGCTTACCCTTCCGAACGGGGCAATGATCAACTTGTACGGGGGTTCAGCCGCCTACGAACGAATGAGGGGCCTGTATTTCGATGGTGCGGCGCTCGACGAATACCCCCTGCTCAACCCTAGTGTTCTCGGGACTGTTGTACGGCCTTGCCTTGCTGATTATAGTGGGTGGGGCATTATTTCTGGCACTTCTAATGGGGACGACCACTTCCACGCAGTGAAAAAGCGTGCTGACGCAGACCCCGCTACGTGGGACGAATTTATCATTCCCGTGAATGAAACCGACGCACTCGACCCCGACGAAGTAGCCGAGATGCGGAAGGACATGACGAGCGACGAGTTCGCCCGCGAAATGATGTGTTCTTTCGACGCTCCCGTGGAGGGTTCGTATTACGGCGAGGTAATGAACGAGATCGGGTTGAACAATCAAATAACCGGTGTTCCGTGGGACCCGAATGCCCCCGTGATGACATGGTGGGATCTCGGAATCGACGACGAGATGTTCATATGGTTCGTGCAGCAATGTGGCAGGGAGCTTCACGTTCTGGACGTAATCCAGAACACCGGTAAAGGGCTGGAATACTATGCCACCCGAATCAAAGAAAAGCCCTATTCCTACGGTGCCCACGTTGTACCTCACGATATCCGTGCAAGGGAACTCGGAACAGGGAAAAGTCGCGAAGAAGTGCTTAGAGAATTGCTTAGCAGCAATCTGTTCATATGTCCAAGTCACACTCCTGAAGACGGAATCACAGCCGCACGTTCAACTATACGAATGTGTTGGTTTGATGAAAAGCGATGTGAAGCTGGCATTTCGGCGCTCAAGAATTACCACAAAACGAACACTGGCAAGCCAATGCACAACTGGGCTTCTCACGCTGCCGATGCATTCCGCTACGGCGCGGTGGCCCTGAATCAGGTACTGGCATTCATGGGGCAGAGCGGCGGGAACATACTCCCATTTCGGGGACCCCTGCGGCGACGTTTAAAGAGGGTTAGGAACACATGAACGTTGTCACGCCTAATCGTCTCCCGCCCGTTGGTGATCCCTACGACACACCGACGGAACGTATATTTGACAACGGCGTCATAGGGGGTTCAGGCCCCAAGGATAACCCGAATGACTTCACCGTTTATGAGTATACCGTCAAGTCGCTTATTGATGATGCCCAGTCGTTTGAAGAGTCCACTCTTGCTCCTGATCGAGAGGAGAATCTTGAGTATTTCTACGGCGAGATACCTGAACCGGAGGGGGAAGGTACGTCGACGGCAGTTTCGACGGATTTTCGCGATACGGTCATGGCGATTATCCCGTCGCTCATCCGCATCTTTACTTCGCCTGAGCATGTCGTAAATTGCCATCCGAACTACATGGGGCAGGAGGAAGCTGCCAAGCAGTGCACGGAATATCTCCAATACATGTTCTGGGAGGATAACCCCGGATTTCTGATTCTCCACGATATCCTGAAGGATGCGCTGAGGTGCAAAATAGGCGTCGTGAAATGGTGGACCGATACCTCTGACGAAGTGACTGAGCAAACGTTCCACAATATCACTGCTGAACAGCTCCAGATGCTGATCTACGAGAACGATACCGTGGAGGTGTTGGGTTCGGTGCCGTCCCAGACCAACCCTGAACTCCTTGAGCAGGTACATATTCGCTTTGTGGTGTCCAAACCCATAACGAAGATTGAGTCTGTGCCTCTTGATGAGTTCAGGGTTGACCGAAAGGCTAAGTCAGTCGAGGATTCTATTCTCATCGGGCACGATCAGATTGTTCAGGTAGGTGAACTAGTCGCGGCTGGCTACGACATGGAGGCTTTAGAACCATTCCTCGGTGCTAGCAGCACCTATGCTACGGACAGGCAGTATCGCAATGCTGGCGTTGATGAAGCCAATGTTCTGGATACTCTTGACGTCCGCTACGGTTGCTACTTTATTCGTATCGATAAAGATGGTGACGGAATCCCAGAACTACGTGAAATACACACGGTCGGGGACAATCACGCAATACTTAAAGATGAAGTCGTTCAATACGCGAATTTTGCTGTTTGGTGCCCTGATCCCGAACCTCATACTATGGTCGGGGATACTCCTGCTGAGCTTGTCAAAGACATCCAGCGAATTAAGACTAATATGCTACGCGGCTCTCTAGATTCTCTTGCGGAATCCATCTGGCCCCGAATAGTATTCAATGAGACCCTTGCGAACGCCGACGACGTTCTGAACGAAGAAATTGGCGCTGCTATTCGGACGCGCGGCGACCCTGCCAGCACCGTTCAGCAGTTAACCCACCAGTTCGTGGGTGAGCCGGTGTTCCGCATGTTTGAGGTCTTCGAAGTGCTGCGGCAACAGCGCACTGGTATTTCGGACGCCTCCAAGGGACTTGATCCGAAGGCGCTTCAGTCCGTTGCGTTGCAGGGCGTGGATGCAATCGTGTCCGGCGCGCAGGAACGCATTGAGTTGTGTGCTCGCATCCTAGCTGAGACGGGAATGAAGCCCCTGTTCAAGGGGTTGCTCCGTGAATGCGTGAATAGCCCTAATCAGGAGCGTACTATTCAGCTGCGGGGGAAGTGGGCTACTCTCAACCCCAGCACTTTCGACCCCACTATGCGCATTTCGGTGAACCCCACCCTCGGGAAGGGTTCCGACATGACGCGGCTGATGGTGTTGCAAGACATTAAGCAGACGCAGATCATGGCGATGGAGAAGTTTGGTCCTGACAATCCTTTATGTGGGCCGATTGAATTCCGGAATACTCTCGAGGACATGTTGGCGATCGGGAACATCAAGAACACCGAACGCTACTTCAAGCAGATCACGCCGGAGATTCTCCAACAGATTCAGCAGCAGCCTAAAGAACCCGATCCGGCTACGCTGCTCGCGCAGGCCGAAATGGAGAAGACCCGTGCGAAGGTGGCCGAGGCCATTGCGGATTCAGACTTCAATGATCGGAAGCTCCGCGCCGACGATGACTTCCGCCGCGATGAGCTTCGCGTTAAGAGCCTTCTCGACGCCGCTGAGATCGAAGGACAGTTTTTGATAGACGTCAATGAGCAAGAACTGGACGCTGCGAACAGTGCTATTGAACTAGGCCAAGAGGATTCGCGCATTGCCAACGAGACAATCCAAGCAACCGCTGAGCCAACTGGAGATTGAGGAACGGGCCGCGACGGCTCGTGACTTCATCGATAATCCAATGGTTCAGGAGATGTTTGATAATATGCGTTCCCGGCAGCTGGGAATACTTATGAATGCCGAGATTGGGAGCTTGACAGCTAGTGCGGCGCATGCTATGCTGCTAGCGATCGAAGGTGTACAAGGTGAACTAGAATCAATAGTCACTGATAAGAAAATGCGAAGCCACAGGGGCGAACAATGAATGAAGACTCAATTGATCAGGCAGCACGGGCGTTCGACGCTGAGATGCGTGGAACGCCTACGCCTGCTCCGAAACGTTCCGCCGATCCCCACAACGAGGGGCCACCGGAACGTATGTTCAAAAACGTCGGTGATCTGGAAGTAGACGAAGACTCTCCCAATCGCGGAGGCGGCGACGATGACGAAGACCTCGAAGAAGTCATCTATAAAGAAAAATCTAAACAACCTGATGGGGATAATGGAGACGCTGAAGAAGGGGATGAAGAGCCGGAAGACGATGACGACGGCGAAGCAGACGAGGACGGCGAAGAAGAAGATAGCGGAGATGACAAAGAGTTCCTCTCCCAAACCGTTCAGGTAATCGTCGACGGCGCGGAGAAAGAGGTAACTGTCAAGGAAGCTCTGGAGGGCTATGTTCGCACTGAGACGTTCCATAAACGTCTGAATGAACTTGGCGAGGCCAAAAAGATAGTTCAGCGGGCGGCGGCGGATGCTGTTCAGAACTACGAATATGCTATGAACGTAGCCAAGGAAGTTGAATCTCACTTGGATGCGCTGGTTCCTAAGGAGCCTAATTGGGACGAGGAGTTCAAGAAGAACCCCACCCGCGCTCGTGAGATGCAGAAATATTACGAACAGGTTAAGGGGTTCCGCGGTGCCCTTCGGGAGAAAATGGCGGAAGCTTCTAAGAAACAGTCTGAGAGCGACAAGGTTCAGCTGGCTACATTCGCTGAGTCAGAGAAACATCGCTTTGAGCAAGTCAATTCTAAACACTGGGCAACAGACCCCAAGAAGAAGGTAAAGGACCTTCAGTCTATGCGCCGAACAGCTCTCTCTGAAGGCTTTTCGGAGGAAGAAGTAGCCCAAGTTTACGATAGTCGGATGCTGAATGTACTTCTTAAGGCATCAAAATACGACAGAATGATGGCTGCAAGGCCAAAACCGGTCCAAAAGGTCCGGAGTAAGCCGGTTGCACCTGGAGCGGGAAGCGCTAAGACGCGCACGGCTCACAGAGGCGCCTCTTCGGCGATGAAACGTCTGAATAAGACCGGCAGCTTAGAAGATGCTGCGCTGGTCATGGATGAACTCATTCGAAGGGGATAACCCATGCCGAAAGTCACAAACGCCTTTTCGACCTACATGGCGAAGGGCAACCGAGAAGACTTGTCCAACTCTATCTATAACATTGATCCGTTCGATACGCCGGTCATGTCCATGGCTCGTCGACGCAATGTTAAGAACCGTACATTCGATTGGCAGACGGAATTCCTGCCGGTCGTTGACCCGAACAATGCGCAGCTCGAAGGTTTCGAACTGGCCCGTTCGGCAGCAACCCCCACCGTTCGGCTAACCAACGTTGCTCAGATCTCAAAGCGCGATGCGACCGTTACTGGCTCGCAGGAGGCTTCTGACGCCGCTGGTAAAGGTTCCGAAATGGGCCACCAGATGGCAATGGCGTCCAAAGTGCTCAAGTCGGACATTGAAACTATCTTCACTAGCCGTCAGGCCCGTGACGATGGTGCCGATTCTACCACTCCCCGCAAGACCGAGGCGATTGCACACTGGCTCGGAAGGGCTACTAACAAGGCGGCAGCGGTTGCCGGTGCTGTAGTTGGTGTTGTTGCGGGTCTTCCCGTTCTGGCTACCGATGCATTCGCGGCGGTTGCTGGTGCTTCTCAGGTGGCGCTCACCGAAGTAATGGTGAACGACGCGATGCAGAAGGCATATCTGAACGGTGCCAAGCCGACTAACCTCATCGTTCCTCCTGGAATCAAGCGCACTGTTTCGACCTTCCAGGGCCGTACCAGCTCGCAGGTTCTCGTCGGTAAGACCGAAGTGGTTGCTACTGTCGACGTTATTGCGACTGATTTTGGTCGTATCAAGGTGATGCCGTCCATGTGGATTCCATCGGACGTTGGATACCTCATTGATCCGGACTTTTTGGCTCTCGGGTACTTCCGGAACTTCCGGTCGCTTCAGATTGCTAAGATTGGTGACGCGGAAACCCGCGTTATTCTCGCGGAATGGGGTGTCGAGATGCGGAACCCGCTCGGACACATCCTGTTCAACGGTATCAAGCAGGGCGCAATCATCTAGCTCCTCCCTGAGGCTTCCCCGCGCAAATGCGGGGATTTTTGGAGGGTGTGATGCCTCCTCGGTCTGAGCAGCAGCGTAAGGCAATGCATGCCGCTGCGGCGGGAAAATCTACCCTTGGCATCCCCAAGAAGGTTGGCAAGGAATTTGCTGCCGCTGACAAAGGCGGGACACTTCCGAAACGTATCAAAAAGAGGAAGAAATGACAAAAGGTGAATACAGGGTAGGAACAACTTTCAATCCGTCAAAAAATCCCGAAGTGGATGAAATCAAACGGCTGGCTGCTGCTTTGATCGACAAAATCGCCTCGATTGACGATGTGGGCGAGGCCGAAATTGCCCGCTGCAAGGCATTGGGTATGACAACCATTGAAGAAGGCGCGATGTGGGGGGTGAAGGCCGCAACTAAGGAACCGCCGAAAGAATGACCCTGCCCGAAGCCGGGAAGATCATTGACAGTATGCGCGGAACCCCTGCGCTGTTGGCTGTGATTGTGCTTCAAATGGCAACCCTTGTTCTTATTTACTTTGTGTCGTCGTCCAACGCAGAACGCGTGCATGAGCGCGAAATGGCACTAATATCCGCTTGTGAAGCTAAGGAGGATCGAACATGATCCATTCTCTAATATATCTTCTCGTGGTTGCCAT